ACTTATCCTGTGTCGGCAGTTCCGATGGAGCAGTATATGAGCTCTGATGCACAATTATTGGTCATAGCTGCTGCGACCGCAAAAGTTGCATATTCGTGTTATAAGTATTTTACCCGGCATGAACGTCGAGCTGCTCGCATTGTCAGCAGTACACAATTTTAAGTCGAATAGGTTATTGATGAAGTGACCAATGGAATCGATTTTGTTGAAGATGTGTTGTTGGAACAATGTACAGATGCTATTGATACTGCTGTTACAACAGCAGTAACTAAGCGTCGTATTGTTCGAGCTAAGGCACCATTTCGGGCTTATTTGGTTAGATGTGGTAAAGCCAAATTTGGATCCCTTAAGAGGACAACAGCCAATATTATGTGTGTAAGAAAGTATCTCTATGATTTGTGTGTTGAACATGGGGTTTTGGCCCGACACATATCTGAGAATCTAGACTTCGCAACCACATTGGTGTTTGTTCCCATGAGAGATGATTTACGAGCTCATGCGATAATGAAAACTTTAGTAGTCAGTGAGGCTTTCTCCTTAGCCAAGTTGCTTGGCTTTGGGAGCGAATCTAACTGATGGGGCCCACAGAAGTTGGAAGGGGTAGACACAACTCCAGGTGACTACCCGGGTATTCTTCCAACATTTTCTGGGGTGCCTAAAACTCGTAAGTACATGACGATGGGTTCGTACGTTACGAGTGATTGCATCACAACCCATAATAACTCAGTCTCCAACCTTATTCGCGGGGTAGGAGAGCGGGTTTTATTCACTAACAAGAACTTGGACAGCCCGATTCGGCCATCCAATAGTAATGTTTTTGAATCCAGGTGTGGAGTTTATCGCGATGCTCTTGTTGAGTACATTGGACGGCAATCCCCTGTGAGTCGCGACCAGTTCGTGGGGTTCTACAAGGGACGACGTCGTACATTGTATCAGCAAGCAGTTGACGGGCTGGCTTTAAAACCAGTTCGTGTTCTCGACTCCTTCCTGTCAACGTTTGTCAAGGCCGAAAAAGTCAACTGGACCAACAAACCCGACCCAGCACCACGTGTGATCCAACCAAGACACCCGAGGTACAACGTCGAGGTAGGTAGGTACTTGTTGCCTCTAGAACATAAGGTATACGATTCAATAGACAACTTGTTTGGATCGCCCACCATTATGAGTAAGTACAACTCTGTGGATCAAGCATCCATTATAGTCGACAAATTTTCGCAGTTCACTAAGCCAGTTTGTATCGGCTTAGATGCTTCGAGATTTGACCAACATGTCAGCAAACTTGCACTACAATTTGAACACGGATTCTATTCAAAAATTTTTAAGAGCCCGCGATTAAACAAACTATTGTCGTGGCAGATAACCAACCATGGTTATGCCAGGGCGCCTGATGGCATGTTCAAATATGTAGTTGAGGGGTGCCGCATGAGCGGTGACATGAACACATCATTGGGCAATAAGTTCTTGATGTGTCTCATGGCTAAGGCTTATATGGACACTAAGGATTTCAAGTTGGACTTTATTAATAATGGTGATGATTGCTTGTTATTTTGTGACCAGCGGAATCTCCAGAAGATATCTGATTTACAAGAGTATTTTATATCTTTTGGATTCAAGATTGTTCTCGAGGACCCCGTCTATGAGATTGAGCATATAGAGTTTTGTCAATGCAGACCGCTCCTATGTAACAACATATGGAGGATGGTCCGTAATGTCAAGACCTGTTTGGTCAAGGATTTGACTGCGGTTTCTCTCGGGCACGATCTTGTTGCGTACAGACGCTGGATTGGTGATGTTGCTAATTGTGGTTTGGCCTTTGCCGGTGATGTGCCCGTGTTAGGTTCGTTTTACAACATGTTAAAACGATTTAGCACCAAAGGGACATACATGGGTCAAGATGCGCTGTTTAACAGTTATAGGATGTTAAGCAAAGGCTGCACCATACCTTACAGCTCACCGGACGATGTCGGACGCTACCGATTTTGGCTACAGA